TAGACTTTGGCGGAGCAAAAACCGCAACTGCTGGAACTTTTACAGTTCAGTTCCCAGCATTTACAACGAGCGCTGCAATTATTAGAATTGGTAACGCGTAAATTTTAAGGAGGGCCAAGTGGCAGATATTATATTTTACATATCACCACTTGGTGCTCATACCATGTTAGGAAAATAACATGGCTGACGAAACAGTAATCATATCATCACCTGGTTTAGTCACTTGGGGCAGTGGTACCTTTGGTGATGGTTCTTATGGTGGGCAAGAATTATCTTTAGGTTTATTACAAGGCACTTCAACTGTAACAGCTGATGCTAATATATTCGTTACAGGAACTCAGTTAGCATCTGCAATTAATGCGGTTATAATTAGAATTGATCAAGAACCTCAAGTACAAGGAACTCAAATTAATTTAACAGTTGCTTCTGTGATTGCTTCTATTCCAGAGACAGTTACAGTTACTGGTTCTCAAATAAATTTAGACGAAGGATCTGTTACAACAGATTTTCAACCTGATGCTGGTTGGGGTATTAAAGGTTGGGGTATTGTTCCTTGGGGTGAAGAAGATGATGTAACAGTGGTTGTTACAGGAAGAAGATTAAATACTTTTGTTCATCCTGTTGATACCAATGCCGATGGTAATGAATCTGTAAACGTAGATGAAGATGATGATATTGTTATATATTTAAACAGTGTTACTACTTCTGCTAATGCTAATGTAGATATTACAGGCTCTCAAATAAATTTAATTACAGGCTCTGTTGCTATAGTTGGAAATGCAAGTGTTAACGTGACAGGATCTCAGAGAAACATAGAGATTAGTTCAGTAACTACAACTGCGGGAGCTTCTGTTAATGTAACAGGTACACAAATAAATATAGTAACTGGTCAGGCAATTGAAGTTATTACAGCAGATGTATTTCCTACAGGGACTCGAATCAATGTTGCAGAAGGTTTAGCTGGAGCTGTTATAACTGGAGATGCCAATGTTTCAGTAACAGGTACTAGAATTAATGTTGCAGAAGGTTTAGCCGGTGTTCAGATAAAAGGCGATGCTAATGTAACAGTTACTGGTAGACAGTTAAATATTACAATTGGAAATGAGGACATTTCTGCAGATGCAAATGTTTCAGTAACAGGCGCTCGAATTAACTTAGTTACTGGTCAAGTAGGTATTGAATTCGGCTATGATGTTACAGGTTCGCAAATAAACGTAGCAATAGGTAATGAAACTGTCACAGCAAATGCTAATGTAAATGTCACTGGAATTAGGTTGAATTTAACAATAGGATCTGTTAATGTAACGGCTTGGGCAGAAGTACAAACAGGAGCCAATAATACCTGGACTCCAGTTGACTTAGCTGCATAAATGTATTAATTTAATTAAATAGGAGCAAATAATGGCATCAAGTTTTTCAACAGACCTCAAACTAGAGTTAATGGTAACCGGCGAAAATGCTGGTACTTGGGGTGATAAAACAAATACAAATTTAAACTTAATTCAGCAAGCAATTGCTGGTTTTCAATCTATATCTATAGCAGGTGGACCTCAAACTACAGCTCTTACAATGGACAATGCTGCATTATCTAATGCAAGAAATGCTGTTGTAAAATTAACAGGAACAATTACAGGAAATCAAATCGTAACAGTTCCAACAGGCATTGAAAAAACTTATATTGTTCAAAACGGAACAACAGGTGCATTTACAGTAGAATTTAAACAAGCAGGCGGAACAGGAACAACTTTTTCAACAACAGACAAAAGTATTAAAATACTTTTTGCAGACGGAACAAATATAAACACAGTTGATTTAGATACATTATCTGGAGAAATTGCTACAGCTCAATTAGAAAATCTTGCAGTTACATCAGGTAAACTTGCATCATTCGCAGTGACTTCAGCAAGACTTGCATCATACGCAGTTACAACTGCAAAACTTGCAACAAATGCAGTTACAGCAATTAAAATTACACAATCAACTATTACACAATCAAAATTAGCAACAGGTTCTGTTGGAGCAGATCAATTAATTGCAACAGCAGTTACTGCAGGAACTTACACATCAGCAACTATTACAGTTGATGCTGACGGTCGAATTACTGGAGCATCTTCTGGAACAGCAGGTGGTGGAGCATATCAACCAACAAGATTCACAACCGGCCCATCTTCAGGAACACATACAGCACAACCAACAGCTAATAGACTTGGTGTGTGGATGTATGCTGGTGGAGGTGGTGGTGTTCAAAGTACGGGTGCTGGTACTGGTGGAGGTGGTGGATATGGTTTTTATAGTAAACCAATCACTCAACCATTTTCACAACCTTTTTCTATAGGAGCTCAGGGAAACGCTCCTGGAGGTGGTGCTGGTGCAACAACCTTTGCAAATGTTGGAACGGTAAATGCTGGTGGTGGAGCGCCAGGTCCAGGAAATAGTCCTGGAGCGGCAGGGACTCAGCCTGGTTCCAATTTTAGTGGAGCTCCTAGACCTTTTATAAGTGGTGGTAATTTTGGTGCAGGTGGAGCTTCTGGAAACCCTAATGGTGGAGAAAACCCATCTAGTAACCCTGGTGCACCAGGTCAAGCGGGTGCATTAATTGTTTTTGAAAACACGGGAACTTAAAAATGGCTTATTTTATTTTTTTAAAAGACTCAGATAATTTAGAAGGGGTTTGTTATAGGATTGCAGAAAATCAAAGCGATCTTAACAATTTAAATATTAATCAATCTGATTATAAAATAATTGAAGACACTCAATCTAATTTTAATTTAGTTAAATATGGAAACAAAGTACCAAGTAAATATAATGGCAATGATATTACTTATTATGATATAACTGTTTCTTTTATTAATGAACAAATTTTACAAACTTATATAAACAATTTTAAAAACAATATAAAACAATTTACGAATAATAATCCCAGCCATCCACTGTTTAGTATTTGGAATAACCATTATAATCAGTTAAGTAATTTAAATTTAAGCACTATTATATATCCATTAAATAAATCATTAGAACAATACTTTAATGATTTAGGACAACCCTCTTTAAGTCCTTTACAACTTCCTTAAAAATGCTATTCCTTTAGCATGTTTTATAAAGAAATAGAGTTTAGTGCTCATGAAGATTATTTTGCATTAAAAGAAGATTACCCAACTCCTATAAAATTAAATATACCAGAATGGTATAAAAAACTAGATCATACTATTTTAAATAAAACAGTTAAAGGATGCATGCCTTTTTTAGATACTTTAACGTCTGGTTATTTATTAAGAACAACACAAGATTTTCATGTTAGGCATAATGTAAATAATAAAAATGAAAAAGAAGAAGAGTTTAAAGATTCTTTTCAAACTTTTGGACTACACGACATGTCGCAATTACTTAGTGCAAAGTATGTTAATTTAAATTCTGGTCAGGATGTACATAGTTTAAGACAAGTTGAAGGTTCTCCTTTTATTGAAAAAAATAAAAATTTACCTTTTTATAAATTAATAAATCCATGGAAAATAAAAACACCGAAAGGATATTCTTGTTTGTTTGTCCCACCTTTAAATAATTCAGACGATAGGTTTTCAATTATACCTGGAATTGTGGATACAGATACTTTTCCAAATGAAATAAATTTTCCAATTATTATCAATGGAGATAAATACCCTGTGCTTGAAACAACTATTAAAAAAGGAACACCTTATGTTCAAATAATACCATTTAAAAGAGACTTTTGGAAAATGACATTTAGATCAAGACCACAAAAAGAAGTTCAGAACTCTAGACTTTTTTTTGGATTAAAATTATTAAATATATATAAAGAAAAATATTGGAATAAAAAATCATGGAAATAAAAAATTTTATAAAAATTTATGATGAAGTGTTGCCTTGGAAAACATTATCTAATTTAATACGTTTTGCTAATATTTCAAATTTCTTTGAAACTCAAGTTGGCGGAGGAAAAGAATCTAAAACAAATTTTAATATAAGAAAAACTTATGCTTTACCGCTTTCTAATTTGCATAACTCTATTTCTAATGTTCATTGGTTTAATTTATTACAAAGTTATTTTAATAAAAATTTAAAACAGTATCAATTTGATGTAAATATTTTAGACTATGAGTATAAACAAATTTTTGATATTGAAATTTTAAAATATGAAAACACAGGTTTTTATACTTGGCATGTAGATCATTTTGCAGACATACCTAGAACAATGAGTTGTATTTTGTTATTAAATAATGATTATGAAGGTGGAAATCTTTGCTTTAGGAACCCAGACGGATCGGGAGAGTGGGAAGTAGAGGTTAAACCAAATAGAATGATTATTTGGCCAAGTAACTTTTTATATCCACACACAGTTAAGCCAGTAACAAAGGGGAAAAGGTATTCAGTAGTAGCATGGGCACTATAAAAGATTTTAAATATAAATTAATTAAAAATTTCTTAACGCAAGAAGAAATTAAATTATTAAAAGACTATTGCAGAATTAAACATAGAATAAATTTTGACTTATTCGATTTTGATCAAAATGATAATGGAGATACTTATTTTTACGGAGACCCTTTAATGGAATCTTTAATGGTTAATAAACTAGAATTAATGCAAAAAGAAACTGGTTTAGAATTATTACCTACTTATGCGTTTTGGAGAATGTATACGGTTAATGCAGATTTAAAAAAACATAAAGATAGACCTTCTTGTGAAGTAAGTGTTACTGTAATGATTGGATCGGATGGTACTAAATGGCCAATATATATGGATGGTACTGAAATTAATATGGAACCAGGAGATGCTGCAATATATTTAGGTTGCGAAATAGAACATTGGAGAGAGGAATTTAAAGGAGACTGGCAAGCACAAACATTTTTACATTACGTAGATAAAAATGGATTAAATAAGGAATGGGTTAAAGACAAAAGATTATTATATGGAACACCAAACAAATAATCTAGAATTTTTTAAAGTTCAAACCAAAGAGATTGAAAAAGGATTTATTTTTAATAAATCTCTAGAGTTAAAGACTTTTATTTTAATGAGTGAAATTAACGATTATGAATTAATTGATAAATTAGTTTTAAATGCAGAAAAAGAAATAAAAAAATCTACTATTTCTGGAAAAACTAATGTTAAAGCAGAACGCACTGAATTTAATTCTTTAACAAAAGATTATAATTTTCATAATTTTTTAAAAATAATACAACCTTTTATTTTCAAAATATACCAAAAAAGTTTTATTGTGAGTGATGTTTGGGCAAATATATATTCTAAAGAAAATCATTACGCAGAAGAACATAATCATAAGGGGATATCCGCGTTTTGTGGTATTCTATATTGCACGGATGGACCTGGTCCAGGAACTTATTTTAATGAATATGATTTAAATATTCATGAAAAAAAAGGTAGATTTGTACTTTTTACCCCTGAACTAAAACATTCAGTTCCTCAATTTAATTATACCAATAAAAGGATAACTATTGCATTTAACTTTAATGAATACAAAAAATGGGAAAATACTTATCCGTATGTAATAAAAAATAATAATGAAAAAATAAATATATGATACTTATTCTTTTTTCGGGTGGTGTAGAAAGTACTGTTTTGTTAAAATATTTTTTAAAAGAAACAGATAAATTAGTATATGTTTTATACACTGAACTTGGATATGATGAAGTGGCTAAAAAAAGAATACCTGAACAAACAAAAGCAGTAAATGAGATATTAAATTATTTTAAAAAAAACTACAGAGATTTTAATTATGGAAATGTAAAATTAAATTTAAATAAAATAACTAGAATACAACAATCTTACAGTGGTTTTGGTTTTGATGAACAATGGAATATTTTTTTTGCAAGTATATATGCAAAACTAAACGGTATTAATGATATATGGATTGGTCAATTTTCATATAACGATTATCATCGTGTTGAATATGGACTTGAGCCTTTGAGCTGGTTTTATGATGGAACACTTGAAAAGTACGCATTATTAGGGTCCTGTTTAGATTTTAATTTTTTAAAGGATTTAAAGATAAATTTTCCTTCTAAAAACTTTAAAAAAGAAAGTATTGACTCTTTTAATCATAAAAAAGAAGCTTTTAATTATCTAGAGCCTGAATTAAAAAAACTAGTACGATCTTGTGAAGGAGAAGAAAAATTTTGCGAAAAATGTTATAAATGTTTACAATATATAAAATACGAAATGAGAGGTAATTAATTTATGAAATTTAAACAATATGAAAATGGTTCTTGTGATATAGAGTTTTCTTGGAAAGAAAGATTAAATCTTTTTACAAAAGGTAAACTTCATTTATCAGATGAAAATTTAAGACATTTTGGAAATAATTTAATTAAAATAGTTGTAGATTGGCAGTTTAAATTTAAAGAAAAAACAAAAAATTTACAGACAGATGAAAATACTGAAATAAAAACAGATGAAAATATTAGGAATTAACATTTCTCATGATTTTTCTGTTTGTGTTTATGAAAAGGAAAAAATTTTAGATTTTTTTTATGAAGAAAGATTTAATCAAATAAAAGGTTTTTTACCAAAAGATAAACAACTTTTTATTTTTTCCATTTTTAAAAAAATTAATTTTGTTCCTGATTTTGTAATTTATTCAAGTTTTCAAAGATTAGATAATCCAATAACTGATGATGAAATAATAGGGGACATACAAAAACAACTTAATAATCCTCCTTATTATTTTAATAAACGCAACCACCATATTTATCATGCTTGTTCTTCTTTTTATTTTTCAAATTTTGAAGAAGCAATGGCAATAGTTATAGACGGAGGTGGAGCATGTCCAATTTCTTTTAAAAAAAATTATAGGGAAATACAATCTATTTTTTACATTAATAGACAAAAAATTATAAAACTATTTCAACATTTGTCTAATTTTCGTTACCTTTACATACCTTATATTGATGATGAATATTCAAATTTTACTCATAATTTTTTTGATAATGGTGTTGAATATATTGCGTCTTCTTTACAGATTGGTGGTTTAAATTTTTTAAAAGCTTGTGAAAAAACAAACTTAAAAAAAGAGCCGGGAAAACTCATGGGACTTTCTTCTTATGGGTATTCAAATTTGCAATTTAATTTAGATTATGGACAGGTTCAAATTGCAAAAGAAGTACAAGAAAAATCATTCAAAGAAACATGTCAAATAATAGAAAAAGCTCATGAATATAAAAAAATAAATAATTTTGTTTTATCCGGCGGTTATTTTTTAAATTGTAGTAATAATTTTAAATATGTAAAAAAATACCCTGAATTCAATTTTTTCGTAGATCCAGATCCTACCGATGGTGGTACAGCAATAGGGGCGTGTGTATATGATGATTATAGATAAATTAGAAAATGCTGTAAATATTTTATTAGAACAAAAACCATTAGTTATTTTTCAGGGTAAAAGCGAATTGGGAAAAAGAGCCTTGGGAAATAGATCTATTTTATTTGATCCTACAAATAAAGATGCAAAAAATATTGTCAATAAATTTAAAAAAAGAGAATGGTGGAGACCTTTGGCTGGAACTATATTATTAGAACACGTGCATGATTGGTTTGATATAGCCACTTTAAAAGAATCACCATATATGAGTTTTGCTGTTGATGCTAAACAACAAGCTATTAAAAAAATACCTTCTATTGTTCACGTAGATAATACGTGTAGAATTCAAACTGTAACAAAAGAACAGAATTTAAATTATTATAATTTAATATTAGAGTTTTATAATAAAACAAAAGTTCCTGTGTTATTAAATACTTCTTTTAATTTAGCTGGTTTTCCAATAGTAGAAACATTAGATCAAGCTAAAAATGTTTGTAGTGTTTCAGAGTTTAAATATTTATATCTACCTAATGGTTCCTAGAATTGTCCATCAAACAGCTTATTCTAACAAAGAAGAATGGCACCCCATTTGGAAACATTGTCAACAATCTACTTTAAAACACTTTAAAGATTTTGAATATAAATTTTGGGATGATGATAGTTTAGATAATTTTGTTAAAGAAAAATACCCTCAAATTTATGAAGAATATAAAAATTTTCCAGGTCATATATTTCAATTAGATTGTGTAAGATATTTATTATTACATCACTTTGGTGGAATTTATATTGATATGGACGTCTATTGTTATGATAATTTTTATAATGAATTAACAGGAGAAGTTAATTTAGTTGAATCTATTAATGATGAATTAGTTCAAAATTCCTTAATGGCATCTATTCCCAATCATCCATTTTGGATGGATTGTTACGATTTAACTTTACATAGAACAAAAACAATTGAATTAAAACCAAATTTGAATACCTTTTTTAAAAAGGAACACGATGAAAATAACAATCTAGTAAGATTTACATCGGGTCCATTAATGTTGTCTGATTGTGTAAAACAGAATAAACATGCTATCTATATACTTCCTTATAAATATTTTAATCATGAACCATTATCTTATAAAAAAGAATTTAAAACTAAACATATGCAAAGCGGTATGTGGGGTAAAGAAATTAAAGATGGATTTTATGTTATAAGAAATAATAATGATCCTAGTATTCCAATAGAAGAGTATCATAAATACTCATATAAAATGAAAACTTCTATAGATCTAAACAACTTTGATTTTTATAAAGATTATTCAAGTATTTAAACTCATTGATATATAAGGTATAATGATCTATGCCTTTAAAAAAAATACCGGTAGCACCAGGATTTGACAAACAAGATACAGCATCCCAAGCAGAAGGTCGCTGGATTGATGGTGATAATGTACGTTTTCGTTATGGAAACCCTGAAAAAATAGGTGGTTGGTCAGAAATATTAGCAGACACACTAGTAGGTGCTGCTAGAAATCAATGGATATGGGCAGATTTAGATGGAAATAGATATGCTGCAATTGGTACTAATAAAGTATTAGCTATTTATTTTGAAGGTGCATTTTACGATATTACACCATTAGACACAGCCTTAACTTCATGTTCATTTAGCACAACTTTAGGATCAGCAACTGTTACAGTAAATAAAGCTGGACACGGATTGTCTATTGGAAGAATTGTACGATTTACTTTTGGAACACCTCCAACAGG